AACCTCATTCCATGCATGTAGTAATTGAAATTTTGCTTCATATAATGTATTCGTCAATGCCTTGTATTTGTTTCTAGGACCATTTTCAATAAGTGTTATCAAAATGTCAAGTTTATCAATGATATTAACATCCTCTATTTCACCACTAAAACTATCTGGATCGTCTGTCATTTTTCGCCTTTTTCGAGCAATTTAATCGCATCTTTTGTATACCTTATTTCTTTGTTAAGTGTGTCACGAATTTCATACAAATCAAGCAATCTTGCCCGTAAACGGTTGAGTTCCACGTTATCATTCGTGGATTTTTGTTTGGGTGTAAATGTATATATCTCAGCCATGAATAGAGTTTAACACCACTGAGAATATTTGTCAATCATCAACATCATTTTCTTCCATAAACGCCCACATGAATAGAAAACCTGCCATCGACAACAATATGGCAAACATATCACCCATTTGCATACCCGCTATCATTAAAAACAGAAACAACAAGAATATGAATATCTTCATTACCACTTCTCCGCACGTTGCCAGGTGTCATCATAATCTGCGACATAATCGGTGACATCTGGTATGTTTACAGCGTAATCTTCTATACCAACAGACTCCCACTCTTCACCCTTTTTAATTGCTGATGTTATTCGTGAAGACTTCTCACGTGTCGCTGCACCTTCAGGCGTCTGATGATATTCTAAAAGTTTTTGTGATCGTATTGCCTTGTCTTCTTCGGTGTGTACACGAACATTACCACAAGAACGTGAACAATATTCGCCACGTTTCTTGTGTGTTGTACCACATCTAGGACAAGTTTTTAGTGCGGGCATTTTCCTCTAGTGTTTTTTCTATGTATTCACATAGCCAATGACCTAAAATTAAATGACCCTCTTGAATGCGTGGAGTTGAGGTTGATGGTATGGCAATGTAATAATCTGAGTAATCATACATCCATAATGTCTTCATACCAGTAAACGCAATGTTGATCAGTCCGTTCATGTGACCGAATTTCATTGCTTCAAGAATGTTTTCTGATAGACCTGAAGTTGAAAGATAGATTGCTACATCACCAGGATTTGAAAGTGCTTGTAGTTGTCTTGAAAAGATATGTTTGAAACCCAAATCATTACCAATTGCAGTGAGAATTGAAGTGTCAGTGTTCAAAGCAATGGCGGCATATGCATCACTTTGTAAATTAAAATAAGAAACTAATTCACCTGCAAGATGTTGTGCTTCGGCTGCTGAACCACCATTGCCCATAAAAAAGATTTTCTTATTATTCAACAAAGCACTTACACATGCTTGTGCTGCTATTTTTGTTTGTTCTAATGGATTTGGTATTGGATTTGAGGCAAACTCTAATGGTGTATCTGTCAACAAAGAATCAATCACTGCTCTAGTATCTTTCAAAGACTCATAAATGTTCATAATAAATTCCTATGCTGATTGAAAAATGTCTTGTGCCCTACATGTGGTAATAAAATTGATGAATGCTACTGCTTCACTTTCATCTTCATAATAACGTAGTATTGTTTGACCTGTGTACTTCGAAATGATCATGAGTAAGATGTAGTGGTCACGGTAGGTGGAAAACTTTATCCACCAACCGTTTCTGACCACTGGTTGCCAAAACTTCGTCTTACCTTCTATATCAAGCCTTAGTTTCTTTGATTTCGGATTTGATGATTTTTTTTGCATCTTCAGCAATGTTCTTATTCAGATTTACTACTTTCTTTGTATATGTAGTAAAAGTGTTCTCTGTAACACTGTCGAAATAGGCAATGGTGTGATCAACTAAAACTTTGTTGAAATCAATTGTTTTGATTGTTGCTTCTTCAGCCTTGCGCTGAATATCATTCCATGAGTAGAAAGTTGGAAATTGAGGTGATTGTGTGAAAAACATAATTATCTCCTGTAAAGTTAGACAGCCCGCTTAGGCACTGTTCTATCATTATATAGTATTTTTGTTGCTTTGCACAATAGATTTAAGGTGATCTTTGCGTATCTTCGCCGTTACCCAATCATTGTAGTAATTTTCACTCAGCAAGGCATGGCGTGACATTATCTCATATGTCTCCCAATACGAACATTCAGATTTGCTTTTACACAAATGAAGTATTATTCTTCGGTAGTTGCTTTCACCGGCTGCTGCGATTTCTCTTTTGAGTGTGTCGTTGGAACCGTAATAGTCTTTCCAGTCTGAAGGCTTTCGTATCTTTTTTTTCTTGCCGTTGATTTGTCTTGTGCCAGCCTGCGTAAAGTATTTGCGTCCAATATATTTTCTTCCCGTACTAAGATTTTCTATCAGATAGACGAAACCAAATGATGTGCCGTCATACTCATACGGCGCACCATCGTAGTACCATGTCATAGTGGTTCTTCGTCATCGTCATCATGGAGGTCTTCATCATCAAAACTTTCATCATCTAAAAGTAAAAACTCTCCACAGAAGGGACAATGTATTGGGTCTGATTCAGTGTGCATTTCATTGTAAGAAATACTAAATTCGGAACCACATGCTGTGCATTCATGTTGTATTCTCATAATTAGTTACACCAAGATTGTTTGGCTTCACCGTAGTATTCACGTGCAAAGCCATTTTGAATTAACATTGAACGAAGACTTTGACCATCTAGAATGATGTCTCCCAATACACGACCACCAAACTTATCCCACGCATAAAGAATGACTTGACGCTTAGAAGATTTAGCAACGGCATTGGTTGTAAACTTTGTCGCCAACTTTCCCCTTTCATCCTCCTGTGGACATTGAGCCCTAAAACCTTTTTCTGGTGTATCTACACCATAGATGCGAACAGCAAGTTCGGGCTTCAGTGGCGCTGGCAAAAATGGTGCTGCGATAACAACTGTGTCGCCATCGTTTACACGAACAATTTGTGCATCATATGTTACACCTTGTGGTGCTTTTTGTGCCAGTGCCAGTGACGGCAATAGCATGATCATTAACAGCAATTTTTTCATACTGATTCCTTACAAACAAGATTGAGAATGTCAAAGCGTGTGGTGTGCGGCACGTTCAAACTAACAATGTTTGAATTGACTTCATATGAGTTGCGAAAAACTACTTTATTATTTGCATCAACATACAAATCCATAAGCATCATGAGTTGTTTTCTACCACAGTGCAATGAACCAAATACGTACAATGCACTTACAGGAACATCTACACCATAAAATTCTTGTGGAACATGATAAGGCACATATGCGTGAAAACTAACAATTTCTTGTTTAGCGCCGACTGTGCTTTTCTCAATGTATATATCATAACCATCGGACTGAGTTACAAAATGCCAGTCGTTTTGATTGTGGATGATTTTATCATCGTTTGTGAAGTTAAGCCGGTATTCCGACTCTTCTGCATTTACCGAAAAGGCTAAAAGTGCTGCAATGACAAAAGAAAATAGGTGCTTCATGGCATCCCCCCGAAACACCTATTTAGAACACAAATCAACTCCAGTATTTACTGTTGTCCAATTTATCCCAATACTTTTGATTATTACGATTTATGAAGTTTTTGATCAAATACCAACCCATACCAAAGTAACCCATTTTTTTGAATCTACGGGCATCTTGACCAAAATAATGATTTATGATTTTGAATTTTTTGGGATCATACATTCGTGAAAGAAAGTAATCTTCAGAAGTTGAAAATCTTTCTTTAAAGCCACCAAACTCATTAAACTTATCTCGGCGGGTCAACATAAATGCACCAATAGCAAAAGGTGAGAAATGTTTTAGTATATGATTAATTCTATTGAAGATAGCAAATCCTAATGAGGCTCGCCAATCTTTTTCATAGCACTTAATGTTACAAGTTATCAAGTCTAACTCTTCATGCTCAATTTCAAACACAGCATCACGAATAGTATATTCATCAAAGAATATCACATCGGCATCTATGAATAGAATATAAGGTGTAGTAACTAGTCTAGCTGCATTGTTTCGTGCTGTAGAAACTGGACCACCTTCAATTATTTCTACATTGAGTTGTGATCTATTATCTTTGATTACCTGTCTGGTGTTGTCTGTTGAACAGTCAGCAATTATGATTCTGGTATTGCCTATTTTTTGCGAACGTAGAGAATTGAGCAAATGAGATATATAATTCTCTTCATTTTTACACGGTATCACTATTGTGATTTTATCTGCTACTGAACCTTTTGGCATTTGCCTTCCACCTTAAAATTGTCAAACTTCAACCAATATGTCATGCTCCGCAGAACTTGTTCACATTGCTGCTGTGTCTGAAACTGTAGATTTATTTTTCCCGGTATGTCTTTTGGGTCGTTTATGTGTACCGCTATCAATATCATCAACCACATCATCGGTCTCCTGTGTCCATGTGACTATTTCCCATCGGCCATCATGATGTTCAACAAGTGCAGTCAACGATTCAACCCAATCACCATCATTCATATAGATAACGCCACCAATCTCTTTTATTTCAGCATGGTGTATGTGACCACAAATCACACCATCATAGCCTTTTTTCTTACAATAACCTGCTAGATTTTTTTCAAACTGAAACATAAAGTCTACTGCTTTTTTTACCCGGCGTTTAAGATAGCGACTGAGACTAAAATAACCAAAGCCCATTCTATGTAGGATGCTATTGATTCTAGTATTAATAGATAAAACGGTGTCATATGCTTTGTCTCCTAAAAATGAAAGCCAAGGAGCTAGTCTTGTAATACCGTCAAACAAATCACCATGTACAACAAGATAGCGTTTACCATCGGCACCATTGTGTTCTATTTGATTGTGTATTTTTACCATTCCAAAATTCAAATTGTATTGTAAATACGGTCTGAGAAACTCATCATGATTTCCTAATACATAAACTACTCTAGTGTCTCTCTTAGCATGACCTAATATTCTGCGAACCACATTTGTATGACTTTGCTTCCAACGCCATTTGTTTTGTTTGATTTTCCATGCGTCAATTATATCACCTACAAGATATAATGTTTCACAGGTATTATTTTTGAGAAAATTATTGAGTGCTTCAGCCTTGCAGTCTTTTGTTCCAAGGTGAACGTCTGAAATGAAAATACTGCGATATGTTTTTTGCATAATTGTTCTGGTTACGGTTCCAGAGTCACCCTATTATTGTGACCGATTTTCTTCGTTTTCTATTATTTAGAAATTACAATCAAGGAAACGAAACTGTAACAATTACGCTGCTTTACCCCAAACAGTTTCCCAATTACCAGACAATGCACCTTTTGAGTAATCTGTAGCACGATTCTCAAAAAAGTTTGTGTGTGTTGGTGCGTTAATCATCTCTTCAACCCATGGAAGCGGATTCTTTTTAACTTTGAATACACCCTTGAGACCCAGACTAATGAGGCGACGATCAGCAATGTAGCGTATGTAAAGTTTAACGTCATCAGCAGATAGACCAGACATGTCACCCATATTAAAAGCAAGATCAATAAACTTGTCTTCGAGTTCAACCATTCTTTCAGCAATGGTGTAGATTTTTGATTTGAGGTCGTCATTCCAGATTTCCTTATTCTCTTCGATGTAAGTGCGGAATAATTTAATCATCGACTCAGCGTGTTGTGTTTCATCCACGATTGACCAAGTAATAATCTGACCCATGCCTCTCATTTTACCGGTGCGTGGGAAGTTAAGTAACATGATAAAGGAACTGAATAGTTGCATCCCTTCGGTGAAAGCAGAGAATACTGCAATATGAGCAGCAGTAGAAGCCCTATCGCCATTCTGTGTGCTAATACCAAGAAGATAATCATGTTTTGAACGCATTTCTTCATATTCCATAAACTCCGTGTATGTGGTGTCTGGCATACCAAGTGTTTCAATTAGATGTGAGTATGCTGCGATGTGTAATGCTTCACGTGCTGCAAAACCTAGCAACATCATTCTTACTTCAGGTTGTGGAAAGTATGGCAAATAATTCTTGACGTAACCACCTGCCACATCAATGTCACCTTGTGTAAAAAATCTAAAGATATGTGTAAGAAAGTTCTTTTCTTCTTGTGTCAGTTTGTTTTTCCAATCTTTAACATCTTCAAGCATAGGAACCTCGGTGTGAATCCAGTGACTCTGTTCGTGACGTAACCATGATTCGTAACACCAAGGATAGGCGAACGGCTTGAATGATGTTCTTTCATCTGTTAGTTTTGTGTTTTGCTTTTTAATCATTGATGAATGCCTCTAGTTCTTGTTTTGTTTTATTACCTACTAATCTTTTTGTTGCCATGTTATCTTCCATCATCACCAATGTTGGTACACCACGAATACCAAATTCTGCTGCTATTTCTGGTTGTGCGTCAATGTCAATTACTTCAATTGGCACATTTGTTTGTACATCTTCTAGTGTCTTTGCTAACATCTTACATGGACCACACCATGATGCTGTAAATCGAACGACCTTTTTCATTTGCCTTGACCTCTATATTTTTTGTGTGAACGCTTTTCGTGTTTGTTCATTGATGCTGTTTTCTTTTGACCGCCTTGTTTTGTGCGTTTGTGTACTGTTTTGTGTTTGTTCACGTTAGGTGCTTTAACTGACATAATTTCTCCTATTCATACATTACTGTTTCAGTGTCACCCAAAGACCATTTGGGATTTTGCTCTACAACATACTTCTTAGTACAAACTTTGAAATCTGGAAACTTTAGTTCTTTTGGATTACTTGCTGCGTCTAAAAACAAACAACGATTATTTGGCTGTGCTGCATACTGACCGTTGTATAATTCAATGAAATTGAAACTCTTATGATCTTCTGGCCATTCAGCATAACTTGTATCTATAATATTTAAATCTGGTGCCGAATGGTCTACAGTAAACAAATAGTTGCCTTCGTAGAACTGTTTGTCTTTGGCATAAAACTTGCATGTAAGATTACGCACAAATGCTTTTTGTATCACAGTGAAATCATAACTGAAACAGTCCCAAATTTGCAATGTGTCTAAAGGTAAAAAAGTTTTTGGGAGATTATCCGTTCTGCTAACAAAAGCATGTAATGGTAGTTTATCGTAAAGTGCGCCATAGTTTGGTAAATATGCCTCTATTCTGAATGCTTGACCTCTGATGCTTTTGATTGTAACCCAGATACATGGCTCATACTCACCATGACCTTTTTCAAAATCATACAGAAACTCCTTGCGTATGTAACAATGTACAGGTGGCAGATTTGCTACTAAATGTGCCATTTTTTCTCATGTAAGTGAAATTTCATGCCAACATATGTTCCTGCAAATGCACCAAGAACTGCTGGTATAATCATTGTATTGTCGGTAGTATAGTTGATTACTGCTACACCACCTAAAAATGTAATTGCTGATGCCCAAATGCTTGATGCAAGTGGTTTATCATTCTGTACTGATTTAAGTAACTGTGTATAAACAATGTCCGTAAAAAACATACAAACAAATGTAAAAATATATGCCCACATTATTTTTTCTCTTCAACTTTCTTTTCTATTGGTGGTGGCTCAGGTGGCCAGATTTGTTCTTTAATATAATTGGCTCCGAACCAGCCCCATGCTGAAAAGAAACCCCACATCATAATTTCAAGTATCATATTACTTCTCCAATAATCTATTCACAAACTCTCTCAAAAGTTTATGATGTCTCCCTTGATGCCAATGTTTATGTAGATATGGTTTACTGTACCAATACTCTTCTGCTTCTAAGTGTGGACCAATTAGTCCTATTTTGTTTTGTATGACTGCTGCTGGATCACCGTTGCTGTATCTGGCAATTGTTTCAAACTTTGATTCATCTCCGATAAATGCAGGTCCATCGTAAAAGAAGAACCTGTCTGTATTGCCTTGCCAGTCACATTCAACTGCTTTGGAATAATATCGTTTAGTACAGGTATTTGGTCGTCGTATGTATTGTTTGGCTTCAATGCCATCCACAATGTCCAAAAAATTGTGGTCAGCCCAATAAGCACCCATGCAAATACCGAGAAATCTACCACCATTTCTAATGTACTGTCTGACACCAGATTCATGATATTTAAACATATGGTCATAGGTGTCAGCATCGCCAATGCCACCAGGAAAGCAAACAATATCCACATCGTTAAAGTAGTCGTCTTCAATTTCATGTTTGGTAAAAAGTTTGTAGTTATAGTTAGCACCTAGTGCTTTAATTACACCATTACATGATTGTACAGAACACCTTGGGTGCTGTACAAAAAGAGCAATTGTACAACTCATTTTTCTTCTTTTTTATTCTCCTGCTCTTTTTTCTTTGGTTGTTGAACAGGAGTTTTTTCCTTGTAAGTTGGCCTTTTTGGATGCGGCTTTTGTTTTTTTGGATTTAGTTCAAAGGACATTTTCTTTTCCTGGTTTTAAATATTCTCCCCTCTTGCCATTCTCCACCAGGATGTTTATTGGCTCTTATATGTTTCACTCCATTGTTATACCACTTCGTACCACCTGATGGATGCTCTAAGCCTTTTTTGCCTATAAGTGACGATTTCTCTTTCATCACCTTTCTTAAATGTTCTTTAGTCTCTAGTGTGTGTTCTTTATTCAACATACCTTTTGGGTGTTCACCACCATTTTCAAAGTATTCTTTTCTTTTTAATGAAATATGTTGTTTAGTTTGCTCGGAATGTTTTTCCCAACCACCCTTGCCACCTCTTTTTAAATTATACGTATTTTCGTTTAATAAAAAACTATCACTTATCACTTCCTCTTCTCTTTTATACATTTCTTCAGCAGTGCCGAAAGTTTCTAGTATATCTTTTTTGAAGTTTTCAATGCCATATTTTTTTATAGCTTGTTTTATGACTTTGCCTGAACCCATATATCCATCATCTAAGTTTTCGGTTTCATGAACTCCAATATAATATCTACTGTTGATTATGTTGGTTATTTTATACAGATAAAAGTGCATATTGTCTCCTTTATCTGTATTTAGTAATACAGAGTTTTCAGTTTACTGACATGCTAAACATTCATCTCCATCAATAATAGCCTTCAAATCAATTTCTTGAATGATTTCACGCTCAATTCTTTTAGATACTTTATCAGCCTTAGCCAATTTTTCACTGCGACAGTAATAAAGTGTCTTTAAGCCACTCTTCCATGCCTGAAAGTGTACTGCATGTAAGTATTTAACATTCACATCAGGTCTAAAAAAGAGGTTAATGGATTGCGCCTGGTCAATGTAATGCTGTCTGTCAGCGGCGTGGTCCACAACCCATCTTTGGTCAATTTCCATACCAGTTTTGTAGACATCTTTGGTGTAGTCATCCAGGAAATCCAAGTGCTGGACGGAACCGTCGTTTGCAATGATACTTGACCAGATTTCTTGATAATCCAATTTGCTGTCTGCATTACATTTCTCCTGAATAATTTTATCTAGAAATTTATTCTTGTTTAGAAAAGCGCCTGAAAGAGTGTCTTGTCTATAAGCATTAGCACGGTAAGGCTCAACGGAGGGACTAGTATTACCCATAATAATGGAAGATGAAGCATTAGGAGCAATGGCAAGCATATGGCTAAACCTTTTACCTGTACCAACAGCATCAGGAGCCTCACCTCTTTCTTTTCCGAGTTCGTAATTTGCATCATCTAATCTCTCACGAATATGTTTGAATACTTGATTGTTCAGTGACTTTGCTACTGCTGATTCGAACGCCACATTTTTCTTCTGTAGAAGAGCATGATAGCCAAGAGCCCCCACGCCAATGCTGCGCTCTTGTTGAGCAGAGAACCTGGCTCTGTGTATAGCATCAGGAGCATTGTCAATAAAATACTGAAGTACATTATCAAGCATTTCCGCCACGTCCCGCAGAAAAAGTTTATCATTTTTCCAATCATCATAATACTCCAAGTTTACAGACGAAAGACAGCAAACTGCTGTGCGTTGTTTATCTGTAGGTAAAATAATTTCACTGCATAGATTTGATTGTTTGATGCTCAGGCCTTTTTCTTTCTGAAACTCTGGCATCAAACGATTTGATGTGTCAATGAAATGAATGTATGGTTCACCAGTGAGCATACGTGTTTCAAGTATGCGCTGCCACAATTCACGTGCCGATATTTTATCTTTGACTTCACCTGAGTGTGGATCTTTTAGTTCCCATGTATCGTCAGCATCATGATCTAACATACATTTTTCAATCAGTTGCATAAAGTCATCGGTGATGTTGATGCCATGATGCAGATTTAGTGTACGCAGATTAGGATCACCAGTTGGCTTTCTCATCTCTAAGAAATTGATAATATCAGGATGAGAAATGTCAAGATAAGCAGCATAAGAGCCACGCCTTGTACGACCTTGTCTATATGCCAATGAAGATGCATCGTAAGTACGTAAGTGAGGCATAATACCAACGGACTTATCGTCAGCAGAACGAATTCCCAAGCCGATTCCAACACCACCTCCCAACATTGATAACCAATTTACTTCCGAAAGAGTATTGACCAAACCTTCTGCTGAATCATCCAAATAGGGTAGAAAACAACTGATAGGCAGACCACGCTTACTGCGGCCAAAAGATAAGATAGGAGTAGAATAAGAAAGCCAGTGCTTACTAGAATAATCGTAAAGCCTTTGAGCATGATCAGGATTGGATGCAAAGGCTGCGGATACAAATGCGAATCTCTCTTGTGGGCTTGTTTCGTCTTCACGCATGTATGATTCTCTAAGTCTTTTAATTCCGAGTTCATCAAATAAGTTATCCCTTGTATAGTCTATTGTAATGCTGCTCTTATCTACCATTTCTTCTCCATTGTTATTTTTCTAGTGCTGCCACTACATTTGGAAATTTATATTCAATAATTTCCCAACATGCTTTTGCTACATTCATATGTTCTTTTTGTGTGCCATTTTCCATACGCAACTGACAGTAGTGGATCCAACTACGCAATGTACCATTCATGTACATACGTGACTGTGTGTTGCCTTCTGGCAATACTACACGTGCTTGTTCTTTTGCGATACCATTTGCTATCGCCCAATCATATGCTGCTTTTACTTCAGCAATCAGATCAACTTGTTTAATCTTCCATTCTGACTGCAATTCATTATCGTCAGTCTCAATTGAGTTTTGACGATTCTTTGTATCTTGTAGTCTTGCTTCACGTAGTTCAAAGCCTAAATCTTTCGTTGGATCAGCATATCTTTGGCTGAACTCCTGAAAAGAAAAACTACGATGTCGCAAGATTTGTCTTGCAATGTCTCTTGTAGTGTTTATTTCCATAACGACATTGACCATTTCAAATGGCGACCAATGTTGATTTTTGATAAGATAACGAATCAATTTTGCAGGGTCACTGTTCATTCCCTGATTGCTTGGATTTGATACACGTGCCATGTGTACGATCAAATCTTCAGCAGAGCCGTAACCATTTAATGGTGCGGTCACACCAACTAACTTCACATTCATAATTTCTTCCAAAAAGTAAACTTGGCTATAGCCTCAAGACCATAAAATGTATTACTATCTATGATTTCCTGAATTTCGCCTGTTGAAAAACCGTTCAGCACCATCTCATTTATATCTTTACCTTCAATGTTATCAGGCCAAATTACAACATTATGATTTGATTTGA